GGCAGCAGCCCCCGCCTCGACTGGCCCCTCATCCCCGTTCACCGGGGCGCCGCTGCTGTGCAGGTGCAGTTGCCAAGCGTGCGCGCCCTTGACCTTGACCAGATAGTCTCTCCACGGCGAGGTCTTGGCGAACAGGTTGGCGGGCGAGCTGCAGCCGGTGCCTTCCATCAGCATCTTGGTGTTCACGTGCGGCGCACCTGCGGCATAGGCATCGACCAGGCGCTGCAGCACGGCGATTTTGCCGTGGCCGGTCACCTGCCAAGGTGCTTTGCCGGGGATGTACAGCGTAGCTGAATAACCATCGGCCGAGACCTTGAGGCGCATCGAGGTGCCGCCCATGGCCGCCAACTGCCCATGGCGATACGCAACTTTGAGCAGACCGGTGTCGATGGCTGTGCCCGAGTGCCCGCTGGCAAGCACATCTGCAACCGGGATGACCACGTTCGTTCCGGCAAACGGTAGCGGTGCCGATGAGGTCGTGAGTACCACACCGGGAATGGCACGAGGGCGCAAGCGAAGGGCGGCATCGACCTTGGCGTACCGGCGCTCATTGGACAGCTTGGCCGCGAAGTACAGCGCGACGGGCAGCCCATCAATATCGAGTTCGCCCAGAAACACCGGGTCTGGCTCCAGATGTTTGCCGGGCGCGCATTGCAACGCACTGCCCAGAGCGGTGATGATCTCCTCGCGCAGCCAGTTCAGATCGACCTTCCAGCGCCGCGCCTGCTTGGCAGGCAGCAGCACATCGTTGCTGGTCAAGGGGTCGCGGTAGCGAACCAGAGTGTCATCGGCACAGCGCTCCAGCTTGACGCTGAACCGCTCACCATCAGCCAGATCGACGACCTTCTCGGTGATGCGCTCGCCCTCGATGAGAATGCCCTCGTCCTCGAAGCGGTCAATGTCGATGCCCAACTGCGCCAAGGCAAAGCCATCCATCGGGCTGGTGGCGCATTCCAGCAGCTTGGCGACCTGGATGAGCAGATTCGGGTCGTCAACGCCGGAGCCTGGATGCAAGGGCTTGAGCACGCCCAGCACTTCGAGCAACTGCGTTCCGGCTTGCTTGAGCCGCCGATCCTTCTCACCTTGCAGGCTGCAGCGCCCCGGCTCTGCCAACACGATTGACAGCGGCGTTTCCGTGGTCTCGCCCTCGAACATCAAATCGGCCACCAGCGTCACGCCAAGGATGGCCCCCGGCTTGGAGAATGGGTGATCGCTCCAGCGCTCACTGATCACCTCGTGCAACTCGGCACCGCTGTCGAGGTGCAGGGATACGGCATCGCTGGAGTTGCCCAGCAAGGCCTTGGCCTCGATTAGGTACAGGCGCTCGACCTTTGCACCATCCAATCGCGGTTTGACATCCTTCAACGGCTGGGAGAATCGGGACAGGTCGTAGCGCGCGCGGTTCAGCGGCCGGTTCGAGAGCGGCAACTGGAAGCCATGCTTGGACAGCACGTTCGCCAAGGGGGCACGCGTGGACAGGGCGTGGGCACAGACTTCGACTACCTTGCGGCTTGGGGCATAGACGAGGGTCGCATCGCGGGCCGGGAAATAGCAAAAGCTCTTGCGGTTGCGGTTGACCATTTGCACCGCCGTCACCGGCTCGCCAGCAAACCGGATAACGAGGTAATGAACGGTCTGCGTATCGCCGTTCTTCTTCTCGTCCTCAAGCAAAACGTGCAGCACCTCACAGGCTTGGCTCAGGCGCAACGCGCGGGTGACCTGCGTTTCAAGCTCCTTCTTGACCTTGTCGTTCCAAATGAAGGGCGGGGCGGCATCGCACGGCACATCGAACGCGTCGTAGAGGCGCTTGTTGCCCCGAATGTCGCCGGTGTTGAGGATGGATTCTGCAATGTCGAATAGGCGCAGTGTGACCTCGGAATGGGTGCGCATCCAGACCGCGCGACCGATCTCGCCGCCGTCTTGGGCCAAGAATGAAGCGATCAGATCGGTGTCGCTAAGCTGGTCGGCAACGGCCGTGAGAATCTGTGCGCCGCGTACAGATGCCAAGCGCAACACGCGCAGCGCCTCGCGTTCGGCAGGGTCGCGCTGCTCCTTGCGCAGATGCCTGATGTGCTCCAGCAGGCCCGCTTGCAGACCGTCCTCGTGCTGCGCCCAGTCGAAGCCTCGAGCGAGGCCTTGGCACGCGTCAAGCTCGCTGAAAGCTCGCAGTGACTGAGCAGCAGCCTTCTCGACCAGTTCAAGCAGGCAGTGCACGTTGTTCAGGGTCTTTTTGCCCATCATTCCTCCCATTTGTCCGCTATTTGCGGCCGCAGTTTACTGGCGCAACAACGCCATCGATTGAGTCCAGCACCGCAACCGGATGCCTTGGCAGCTTGCGCAGCGCTGCCGGATTGCGCCCACAGGTGGCATGGCGGGCAGTGCAAGGCGAGAGCATCCGATCAATACCCCGACCCAAGTTTCTGAGCCTCGAGAGCCAATTCGTCTAGGGCTTGGCGACGTTCGGTGTCGATGCGCAGCTTGTAGGCGATCACGTCTTGGTAGCGCACGCGGCGGTGCGTGCCGATCTTGTGGAACGGTATGTCGCCCTTTTCCAGCAACTGAACGAGGTAGGGGCGCGAGACATTGAGCACGTCGGCGGCTTCCTGCGTGGTCAGTTCGGCATGGATCGGGATGATCGACACGGCGTTGCCTTGCCCGATTTCGGTCAGCGCGTCCAGCAGCAAGCGCAGCGCCGCAGTCGGGATGCGCACGCTGCGCACAGCACCTTGGTCGTCGTGGAAGTCGATCTGCTGGGTTTCGGCCCGGGTCAGGAGCACGGTGGAGAGGGCTCTACCCGACTCACGGGCGAGCGCGACATCCTCTTCTGAAGGCAGGGTTTTGGGAAGGGTGGGCGTTTTTACAGGGCTCTCCTCAACGGGGCAAAGTTTAGCCCAACTGCGGAAGTAAACGAAACAAGCAAAAACGAAACAAACGAAATGAAGGGCTTGCCCTTAACTAGATCAACGTCTTATCGTGTTCACTGGGTGGCGCCAGCCGACAGCGACACCAACCAAAGCCTAAAACACACTCGTACAAGCCCAAGGCTTGGGGCAATTCAATAGGGACTCCCCAACCAAAGGAGTCTCGATATGCCAAACCTTGCCCCATCTGTTCAACCCGGCCGGAATCCCTCCCGACCCCTTGCGAACGGTGTCACCCGCATCGCCCTCGACGAAAACGAGCTCGCCACCCGCTGGGGGCTCTCCGTCAAAACCCTGCGCCGCTGGCGGCAAGAGCAGCTAGGCCCGGTCTTTTGCAAGCTCGGGGCTCGTGTCACCTACCTGATCTCCGAAATCGAAGCCTTCGAGCGGCGCGTCTCGCGCCATTCGACCGGCGCTCGGGCCTACCGCTGAGGAGGCAAACGTGAGAAATCTTAGCATCTTCCCCGCCGACATCGCCGAGATGTCCATCAGCCAATTGGCTGCGCTGGCACCCGAGGTCAAGCACGAGGTCGATCAAAACCTGTCAGCCGCCAGCGACTGGCTCAAGCAGGCACGCAGCAAGTTCGACGCGGCGCTGGAGCAGTGCTACGGCGAGCAGGCCCGCGCCGCACTGCGCGAGTCTGGCCGCGATTTTGGCACCGCCCACCTCAGCGATGGCCCGCTGCACATCAAGTTCGAGCAACCCAAGAAGGTCAGCTGGAACCAGCAGCAGTTGGGCGCAATCGCCGAGCGCATCGTGGCCTCGGGCGAGAAGGTTCAAGGCTACCTCGACGTCAAGCTCTCGGTGCCTGAGTCCCGCTACACCAACTGGCCGCCTGCGCTGCAGCAGCAGTTTGTCTCCGCCCGCACAGTGGAACCGGGTAAACCTTCCTTCAGCCTGAGCATGGATGAGGGTGAGCAATGAAAACACTCCCCATCGTGTCCGCCATCGAGCGCATGGCCGAGATCAAGGGCGTCAAGCTCCTGATGTTGGGCAAGTCTGGCATCGGCAAAACCTCTCGGCTCAAAGACCTCGACCCGGCCAGCACGCTGTTCCTGGACATCGAGGCCGGTGACTTGGCGGTTGCCGACTGGCCTTGCGACACCATCCGACCGGCGTCATGGCCCGAGAGCCGCGATTTTTTCGTGTTCCTTGCTGGCCCGGACAAGTCGCTGCCGCCAGAGAGCGCGTTCTCGCAGGCGCACTACGAGCACGTCATCGAAAAGTTTGGCGATGCCACGCAGCTTGACCGCTACCAGACCTTCTTCATCGACTCGATCACGCAGCTGTCGCGCCAGTGCTTTGCGTGGTGCAAGGCGCAGCCCGGGGCGGTCAGTGACCGCTCGGGCAAGCCCGATCTGCGTGCGGCCTACGGCCTGCTCGGGCAGGAAATGATCGGGGCGCTGACGCATCTGCAACACGCCCGGGGCAAGAACGTGGTGTTCGTGGCCATCCTCGACGAACGGTTGGATGACTTCAACCGCAAGGTGTTCGTGCCGCAAATCGAGGGCAGCAAGACCAGCCTGGAACTGCCCGGCATCGTCGATGAGGTCGTGACTCTGGCTGAGATCAAGGCCGAGGACGGCAGTTCCTACCGCGCCTTCGTCACGCACACCGTCAATCCCTATGGCTACCCAGCCAAAGACCGCAGCGGTCGCCTTGACCTGCTGGAGCCGCCCGACCTGGGCGCGCTGATTGCCAAGTGCGCCGGCCCATCCGTCACGCCTGGCCGCACCACCTTCCCCGCACACACCCCAACTCAGGAGCAATCGAAATGAGCGCATGGAATGACTTTAACGACGCCGATTCGCAGCAATCCGGCTTTGACCTGATCCCCAAGGGCACCCTCGTTCCGGTGCGCATGACCCTCAGACCCGGTGCTTATGACGACCCCGCACAAGGCTGGGGCGGCGGCTACGCCACCGAGTCCTTCGAAACCGGCTCGATCTATCTCGCGGCCGAGTTTGTGGTCACTGCGGGCGAGCATGCCAAGCGCAAGATGTGGAGCAACATCGGCCTGCACTCCAAGAAGGGCCCAACCTGGGGCCAGATGGGGCGCAGCTTCATCCGCGCGGCACTCAACAGCGCACGCAATGTCCATCCGCAGGACAACAGCCCGCAGGCAGCCGCTGCGCGCCGCATCCAAGGTTTGGCCGATCTGGACGGACTGGAGTTCCTGGCCCGCGTGGACATCGAGAAGGACAGCAAGGGCCTGGATCGCAATGTGGTCAAGGTCGCAGTCGAACCCGATCACCCGGACTACGCGAAGTTGATGGGCGTGCCATCGAAGGCCAATCTTGGCAGCAGCACTTCCGGCGCTGCAGCACAGGCAGCGCCTGCGCATCAGGCACCCACTGCGCAACGCGCACCCGTGACGGGCAAGCCCTTGTGGGCGCAGTGAGGGAGGCGACCATGAACGCAACTGTACTCACTGCCAGCCACTACGGCGTCGTGCGCTTCGGCGATCTGCAATGCGAGGCCGTCGTCCTCAAGGGCGGCGAGCGTGGCTACGTTCGTCGCCAACTGGCTAAGCTGCTCGGTTTCCACGAGACACACAAGGGTGGCCGTTTCGCCCGGTTTCTGGCTGATTTCGCGCCTAACTCTTTGTCGAGACTGGAAAAAACTCGTGAGCCGATTCTGCTTCCGTCGGGGCGGCAGGCGCAGTTCTTCCCAGCCGGGATCATTGCCGACGTCGCGTCGGCGGTGGTTGGCGCGGCCATCAACGGCACACTGCACAAGGCGCGCCAAGGCATCGTGCCCAACTGCATGAAGATCATGCACGCGCTGGCCACCACCGGCGAGGTCGCGCTGATCGATGAGGCCACCGGCTACCAGTACCACCGCGCACCAGATGCGCTGCAGGAACTGATCTCCAAGCTGCTGCGCCAGTCATGCTCCTCGTGGGAGCGTCGTTTCCACCCGGACTACTACCGCGCACTCTACCGGCTGTTCGGCTGGAAGTACCGGGGCCACGACCAGAACCCACCGCACGTTGTTGGCCAGATCACGCAGCGCTGGGTCTATGGGCCGGTGCTGCCTGCCACGCTGATCGACGAGATCCGCGCTCGCAAGGGCATCTCGCACAAGCACCACCAATGGCTGTCCGCTCAGGGCCTGGCCCGTCTGGAAACACAGATTCACGCGGTCACGGCGATTGCGCGCAGTTCGACTTGCTACCGCGACTTCGACCGCCGCTGCGAAGCGGCCTTCGCGGGTGGCTCGCTGCAGTTGGCGCTGCTGGCCGAGGACTTTGAGGAGGGGGAATGAAATGCTGGGTCTGCAAACGACAGGCCCGGGGATACGGTCACACCGACAACCGCCACGGTGTCGGCAATCCCCGGCGCTACCCCACCGACTGGGTGTTTTGTTCGCAGCGCTGCCAGACCGCGTTTCACGCGCTGTACAGCAACTGGCTGCGGGTCAAGGAAGGTTTGGCAGTCGCCAAGGAGGTCACCATGATCGATCCGTCTGAGGTCGAGCAAGCCGCGATGCGCCAGTGCCTCAAGGCTTTCGGCGCGGCGGCGAACGAGATCGGATTTGCCAGGCCGCTGGGCGACTACTCCGAGGCGCAAGCGCTGCAGGTGATCGATGCCATCGTCACTTGCTACACCGAGGCGATGGTTGCGCATCACGAGGTGAGCAAGTACCCGCCAGTGCGCGGCATGAGGCCGACGCCCGACCCCATGACTGCCAGCGCAGCCAACCCCTTTGCCGATCTGGAGGATGACCTGCCGTGGGAAGAGCCGAAGGGGAAGAAGCCGTGATCGACTTCAACTCCACTTCGAGCCTCTCGGGTCAGATCACTGCGCTGGTTGACGCCGCAATGCAGCGGGCCCGCGCCCGCCAGTCCGAGCGCCAGTACCTCGGTGCTTCCCGTCTGGGTGTAGCGTGCGAGCGCGCGCTTCAGTTCGAGTACGCCAAGGCTCCAATCGACCATGGGCGCGATATCCCGGGCCGGATGCTGCGCATCTTCGAACGTGGCCACCACATGGAGGACTGCCTAGTCGGGTGGCTGCGCGACGCGGGTTTCGACCTGCGTACCCGCAAGGCCAACGGCGAGCAGTTTGGCTTCTCGGTGGCCGACGGTCGCCTGCAGGGGCACATCGATGGCGTCATCGTCGCTGGCCCCGAGGGCTTTGCCTATCCGGCGCTGTGGGAGAGCAAATGCCTGGGCAACAAGTCCTGGAGCGACCTGCAGAAAAAAGGCTTGAGCACCTCCAAACCCGTCTACGCCGCACAAGTGGCCATCTACCAAGCCTACCTCGAACTGCACGAACACCCGGCACTCTTGACGGCGCTCAACGCCGACACGATGGAGATCTACGCCGAGGCCGTGCCCTTTGACGCCGCCCTGGCCCAGCGCATGTCGGATCGGGCGGTGCGGGTCATCACAGCGACGCAGGGCGCAGAACTGCTGCCACGCGCCTATCTGGACCCGACCCACTTCGAATGCCGGATGTGCGCCTGGCAAGACCGCTGCTGGAGGTTGCAAGCATGAGCAAGCACTACACGCCGCCCGAGGCCATCGAGCCGATGATCGACGCCAAGCAGGCAGCGGCTGCGCTGCGCCTGCCCTACTACTGGTTTGCCGACCGCACCATGCGCAGCAAGTACCGGATACCGCACTACCTCATGGGCGGCCTGGTGCGCTACCGCTTGCCCGAACTCGCAGCCTGGGCCACGCGCTGCAACGCCGTGCAGGGCCGCGACGCCCAAGACGCGCAAGCGCTTTGCGAGGGTGCAGAATGATCGACTTCAACGACCCCAGCCCAGCGGCCACGAACAGCCGCGAAGCTGAGCGAGACGCGATTCGCGCCGACCTGCTGGCTCGCTTGGAATCGGTGCTGGGCACGATGTTTCCGGCAGGCAAGAAGCGCCGGGGCAAGTTCCTGATTGGCGACGCACTGGGCAGCCCCGGCGACAGCCTCGAGGTGGTGCTCGAAGGCGAGAAGGCTGGATTGTGGACGGATCGTGCCACGGGCGATGGCGGCGACATCTTTGCCTTGATCGCCGCCTACCTTGGGGCCGACGTTCACTCCGATTTCCCCCGGGTGCTCGACCAGGCCGCCGATTTGCTGGGGCGTGCGCGCTCAGCGCCCCTGCGCAGCAGCAAGAAGGACGCCCCGGTCGATGAGCTCGGCCCGGCGAGCGCCAAGTGGGACTACCACGACGCAGCAGGCCATCTCATCGCCGTCGTGTACCGCTACGACCCGCACGGGCGCAAGAAGGAGTTTCGGCCTTGGGATGCCAAGCGGCGCAAAATGGCCCCGCCCGACCCGCGCCCGCTCTACAACCAGCCGGGCATGGGCAATGCCGCGCAGGTGGTGCTGGTCGAGGGCGAAAAATGCGCGCAGGCCTTGATCGACGCCGGCATCGTGGCCACCACCGCCATGCACGGTGCCAACGCGCCAGTGGACAAGACCGACTGGTCGCCGCTGTCCGGCAAAGCCGTGCTGATCTGGCCCGACCGCGACAAACCGGGCTGGGACTACGCGACGCAGGCGGCGCAGGCCATCCTGGCGGCCGCAGCCAAGTCCTGCCACATCCTCTACCCACCCGAGGAAGCCACAGAGGGCTGGGATGCAGCCGACGCCATCGCGCAAGGCTTCGATGTCTCGACCTTCCTCGCCCACGGCCCGCGTTTGCAGATGCACGACCTCAGCGCCGATGCCGAGCCGGTCGTCAGCAGCGATGAGTCGGTTTGGGGCACAGAGGATGCGCTGGCGCTGGCCTTCACCCGCCGCTACCACCGGGATTGGCGCTACGTGGCGACCTGGGGACGCTGGCTGGTGTGGGACGGCACCCGATGGCGCACCGAGGACACACTGGCCGCGACCGATCTGATCCGCAGCGTCTGCCGCCACGCCGCCGTGTGTGCCGACAACCCCAAGATTGCCGCCAAACTGGCCAGTTCCAGCACCGTCTCGGGCGTGGAGCGCTTGGCGCGTGCAGATCGCCGGCACGCGGCCACCAACGAGGAATGGGACGCCGACCCCTGGTTGCTCAACACCCCCGGTGGCGTGGTCGATCTCAAGACCGGACGCAAACGCGCCAACGAGCGCAGCGACCGCATGACCAAGATCACGACCGCCACACCGGGCGGCGAATGTTCGCAATGGCGGGCTTTCCTGTCCGATGTCACCGGTGGCGACGCCGATCTGCAGGCCTACTTGCAGCGGATGGTCGGCTACTGCCTGACCGGCGTGACCAGCGCCCACGCCTTGTTCTTTCTGTATGGCACCGGGGCCAACGGCAAGAGCGTCTTTGCCAACGCGATCAGCACCATCCTGGGCGACTACGCCGCCACGGCATCGATGGACACCTTTGTCGAAACACGCGGCGACCGCCACCCGACCGATCTGGCCGGACTGCGCGGCGCGCGTTTCGTGACGGCCATAGAAACCGAACAGGGGCGGCGCTTGAACGAGTCCAAGGTCAAGGCCATCACCGGCGGCGACAAGATCTCGGCGCGCTTCATGCGTCAGGACTTCTTTGAGTTCTTTCCGCAGTTCAAGCCGGTCATCGTCGGCAACCACAAGCCCGCCATTCGCAACATAGACGAGGCGATGAAGCGGCGCATGCACCTGGTCCCGTTTACGGTGACAGTCCCGCCCGAACGGCGCGATGGTCGCCTGACCGAGAAGCTGCTCGCCGAGCGCGATGGGATTCTGGCTTGGGCGCTGGCCGGATGCCTGGCGTGGCAGCGTGAGGGCTTGCAGCCGCCTGCCAGCGTGCAGTCTGCGACGGAAGAATATTTCGAATCCGAGGACGCGCTGGGCCGCTGGCTCGATGAGCGCTGCGTGCGCGAGCCCAACGCCAAGTCGCTAACGGCCGAACTGTTCACCGACTGGAAACAGTGGGCCGAGGCCTCGGGCGAATTCATCGGTTCGCAGCGGCGCTTCTCCGATCTGCTCATCACGCGCGGACTGGAGAAGTGGCGCAACAGCGCAGGCGTGCGTGGGTTCCAGGGCATAGGCCTAAAACACCCGCCCACCGCCGCTTACGCCCCCTACGCAGACCACTGACCCCCCCAAAAAACCAGCCGTCTGACGCATCCGACGTTTTTGAACGTAACTCTCTATACGCGCATACGCGCGCGCCTCATGGAAAGTTACGTCAAGCTGCGTCCGATGCGTCAGTCCAAGCAAAACAAGGATTGACACCAATGAGCACCGCCACCCTCCTGGCCCTGGATCTGGGCAGCAGCACCGGCTGGGCGCTGCGCGGCAGCGACGGCCACATCACCAGCGGCACCGAGGGCTTTCGGCCGCAGCGCTTCGAAGGCGGCGGCATGCGCTTCCTGCGCTTCAAGCGCTGGCTCACCGAGATCAAGCAGTCTTGCGACGGCATCGACTGCCTGCATTTCGAAGAAGTGCGCCGCCACGCCTCGACCGATGCCGCTCACGCCTACGGCGGGTTTCTGGCCACGCTCACGGCCTGGTGCGAGCACCACCAGATCCCCTACCAAGGCGTGCCGGTGGGCACGATCAAGAAGCACGCCACCGGCAAGGGCAATGCGAGCAAGGCGGACATGATCGCCGCTGTGTGCGCCCGCGGGCACCAACCGGCCGACGACAACGAGGCCGACGCGCTGGCGCTGCTGCACTGGGCCATCGAAACGCAGGAGGTGTGAGATGAAGGTTCCGACTCCCCAATACCGCTGCCCCCTCGGTCGGCTGCAGCCAGAGGTCACCGATCTGGACGCCATCAAGCAGCGTGGCTGGCGTGACCAGCACATTCTGGTGGTCAACGCAACCGACGAGCGGCTGGACTTCCTCGAGCGCGAGTTCGTGCGACGCATTGGCGAGCGCCTGTACGGGCCGGGAGGGCCGCGACATGGCTGAGTGGACATCCGACGAGGTGGCCGCACGCTTTGCCGAGGCTGCCAGCACCGGTCGGCGCCTGCCGCCAGTGCGTGTGCAGGGCTACTTCAACTGCTGGCCTGCCTTTGCGCGCCAGCAGTGGGAAGCCTTTGCGGCCGACGAGAAGGTGCACCGACCCTTGCCGCCGAGCCCCGAGGCCATTGATCGGATGCTGGAGGTGATGCGCTGGGTGCAATGGCTGGAGGTCGAGCAGCGCCATCTGGTGTGGATGCGGGCCAAGCGCTGCGGCTGGCGCGAGATCACGATCCGCTTTGCCTGCGACCGCAGCACGGCGTGGCGGCGCTGGCAGCGGGCATTGGAGACTGTGGCGCAGCACTTGAATGGCGCGGCAGCGGATGCGCCTTCAAACCAGAGGGCCACGTAGGGCAAGGCCGGCTGCGATTGTCCCCACTTTGCCCCGCTTGTCCGTTTTGAGGCGCTCCCGCCCTGCAACAAAAAGCCCGTTTGGGGCTATTATTT